ATAAATTTTTGAACAAAAATTTGGTTTAATAATATCTACTCGGCCTTTATTTGTTTCAATTTTATTATCGGTGTAGTTTAATTGAGTAAAAACAAGATTAATATTTGAATTATTATTATATAATGCAGCATCTTTTTGTATACGTTTATAAAGAGTTTCTAAGTCAATGCGGCCAAATCTTAAAGCGCCTTGCCATTCATTTGGTTGATTAATATTATCAACAATACTTGAATTAATATCTTCTTTTTTACATTCAAATTCCATTGGGCCCGCGCCATGTCGTGTCATATAAGTACGCGAAACATAAAATAGTTCAGGCGTGCAATTTAGTTTATTAATATCATTTGTAATATTATACATTCCTACACTTGAAGGAGTTAAATGTGGAAAGTCATCCATATTTGTTTGATCAAGTAGTAGTCCTTGTCCGCCTTCATAAATAATTGTATCATATTTATGATTTTTTACTAGATCATCAAATGTAATAATTCTACAATTATTCGTAATCCATGCGACTGCGCGCATAAACATATCAATATTATACAACGTATCTTTTTCTGTTGAATGTCGTGATTCAATATCCTTTAATTTAAGATATAGATCATATGGGCTACGAAAATCATTAATTAGAACATTATCTTCTAATTTTTTACTACGTTTTACCGCAGCGAATAAGCCCAGTCCACATGAGCCATGACGCTTGTCACCACGATTTTTTTCTATCTTGCGATTTTCCATTACGTCACAAGGTAAAATTACGCGACAATTAGGGTCGATATATACATAAGATTGTGTAAGCCAAAGTGCAATTGGGTCTACGACAAACATAGAATGATAATAAGTATCACTATTAAATTCTTCACCTGCGGCTGTACAATGACGTACTTTATCTCCAAATGAATGTGCTCTTTGTGTAGTACCATTATAAAATACAGTAAGAGACTTTTTGTTATTTTGTTGTGCTACGCGCGCAAGATTTGCTGATACTAATCCTTTACCCTCATCGCCATAGTTACTACCAATTACAACTTTAACTTCCATATTACCAACTAATTCCTTCCTCTGTTACATTAATTGTAGGCATAGTACTAGCTTCATGATCAGTAATAATTTCACCAATGATTTTTGGTAGTTCTTCACTAGAAGCAATAATTAGATGTTGACCTAGAAGTTTACCCCAAGTGTTTTTAATTGCTTCATCATAATGTCTATAACTACTTTCATTAGTAATAGCGATATGATATACATCAAATTTTTCACAAACTTCTTTATAAAGTTCAGGAGTACTAACATCTTGCGTCGGATTGCCAAGAGCGCTACTTAAAGCACCACCAGGAAGGTATGGATTTAGCGGCTCATCACCAAGTGTAATAATAACACCTTTCTTCCCACGTTTCCAACAATCAAGTTTAGTATTATGTAGACCAAAATACCAAGCAGCAGTATACGATTCAAAAGAATTACCGCCACCACCGCCTTCAAAGTAAATTTTCGTGGTCTGATCTAGAATACGAATATCACTTTCAAATTGTGATGCCTGGATTGGCGCATCGTCATAATTCAAATCGCCAATGCCCATCATTAGAAATTCTACATCCTTTACTTTTGAGTAAAGTTCCTGCATTACTTCGTCTAGTTTACCAGCGCACATTGTAGCTGCTCGCCCCATACTCCCAGTGACATCTAGTGCGAGAATAACAGGAATTGTTTCTGGATGTTCTTCTGTATCGCGGCATTCACGAGTAACTCCATAAGGATTAAGTAATGGATGCAGATGATTTTCTTTATAAACTGACTGGACATTATTAGTATAGCTTACAGAAGTAGCATCAGTAAAACCCATACTTCTAATGCTTGTGTTGTAAGCCGCAGTAGTCCACATGCCGCTACCCATACTTACTTATCCTCCTTCTTTTCTTCATCATCCATATCAAAAATTCCATCAAAATTAAATCCGCCGTTCATCATGAGCATCATTGGCATCATAGAATTAGTATTGCTGTTGCCTTTCATCATTTCAGACATCATCATATACTTTAACATGTTATTCATGCCGCCTTTTTCGTTCATCATATTACCGAACATAGAAACAATCTTGCCATAGAAATATTGCTTACCCATAAACATATGATGTTCAGGAACAATAGTTCCAATAGTACCATCTTCGTAACAAAAAGTCTTAATTTCATTTGTTGCGGCTTCAATTACACAACGCGGCCTACCACCAGCGAGAATAATGTCTCCCTTGTGAACTTTATTAGTTGGGATAATGAAGAAGAAATCCTCACCAATATCAAATGCGAAATTATCACAATTAGTTAGTGTGCCAGTTTCTACATTATATGTCTTATAGCCATTAGAAGTTTTAATAGCAATTTCACCATTCATAGAAATACGACACATACCTGGGGCAATTTTTCCAAACATTCCATTAAACATACTATTCATAATTTTCTCCTATATTTTTATATATTAATTATAACATAATTTATATTATGTATCAAATATCAAAGTTCCATTTTGTCACCAAAATAATACTTTTGGATACCATCCATGCCAACATAAAAATTAAAATTATCTTGCCATTCATGTACTTTTTCTTTTGGCACAACAATAATGCAAGGCACAGAACGATTCCTCATGTCATCTTTGCACCAGGCACTATTACCTTCGTTACGCCAATCGTCCTGTGGCTCAAGCACAAGACTATCAAAAGGGAAAGCAATATCTTTTATACCAGAAATATATTCGTCATAGACCTTGCCCGCATTATGCTCATAAGGAGCATCATTCCAATCATCGCCATACCAATTTTCAAGATTATCTTCACCAAGGTAAAAGCGCACTACATTGCCTTTGCGTTCAAAATCAATAATCTTCATTAATATTCCTCCACTCCAAATTCTTCTACAAGATCTTCATAGTCATATTCACCACTATCAAGCATTTCATTATATTGATCAATTGTATAAGAAGCATCTAATTTTACAATTTCATAGGCCATATCTTCTACTACACATTCCTCATAATAATTGTTAAAAGCAGTTTCTTTTTGTTGTTCTGAGATAATGCGTCCTTCTTCAATATCATAAGAAAGTAAATCTTCTGCGCGTTCTGCAAGAATATCAGTAATATCGGCATATCTGTCAATAACATCACAAGACATATCTTTTGCAATATCTATTGCTTCATTTTCATCCTTACATTCTTCAATAGTCCAATCTTCCATACCATGAAGGCCACCATAAATTTCATCAAAGGCATGAATCACATAAACGTTCATTTTAATTTCCTTCCTTTCCTCTTTCTGTACATATTATACTATAATTTTTATAAAATGTCAAGTATTTTTTTTAGCAATTTTTACGAATTTGGCATGAAGTTTTTCCGCGCATTTATCACACCAAGGAGAAATCCAGCCAATAGAAATTTTAGTAGCGGGCGCGCCACATGAAATACAGGTGTGCTCACTAAGCTTTTCATATTTATTAATAATAGCATCAATTTCTTTGGTTGTCCAATTTGTATAATAACAGAGCATACCATATTTTTCTTTAATCTGTACGATGCGGAAATCCGCGGCTTGATATGGCTCCATCATATTAAGTTCTTGTTGAATTTCTTCACACATTTGTTCGCCAAATGCAGCACGCCAACCATCAGGCATATCATCTAATTCAGTATAACTATAATCATAGTCTTCTATTACTTCTCCCGTCCATCTATTGCGCGGTAGAAGCCAAGGATATTTTGCGATTAATTGTTTATTATATTTACGAATTTCTTCTATAACCATTGCGTTTTCTCCTAAATATTTGATAAGGATGTTCGCATTTATTGCCACGAAAAATACATCCTTCAAAAATAAAATTATGATAAATACAATTAGGACAATTATATTGATTTTGTTTGCAGAATTTATTAAATCGTAATTTCATTAATAAATGTTTAATCATTATTCCTTTTCCATTCTTCTAACTTAGTTATCCCACGGCATATCTCTTTCTTCTCTATTTGGAAATTGTGTCCAGGCACGCACGCTTTTATCCTCAAAATATTTCCAAATCTCATTTGGATTATTTAAATACCAAATATAATTTTCAGCTAATACTACTTCTGGATC